TATTTGATTCTATAATGAAAGCTAGGGAAATACAAGCAGAAAATCTAGCTAAAGAATTAGTAAGACATGCTGCAAATAATAGCATGAGTATCTTTATTCATGGTAAAGCCTACAAACCAAATGTGTCTTATTGTGACGGTAGTTACAGCCTATTGGTTGGGTATTATTGTGAACAATTGGGTTATACTCCTAGATACATCGATCCTTTAACAAATGATATTATGGATAGTTGTTTTGGAGTTGTTCTTATGGCACACAACTCGTCGGTGACATATTCTACACAAGATAAAAAGCAGGCGTTGTACTGCGACATAAAGAAAGGGTCAATTGTTATTGACCCTTGGAGAATGTTTGAAAAGAGCAGCGATTACACTGTGATACATTATGGAAACACTAGAAAAGACCCTTTGTTGAATCTTTAATATCTTTCTTTAATCTATCTATATCTACTTTAAAATCTATTTTCTGAATATCTTCTTTGTATTCCTGTAGCATGTCTAAAAGCCTATCAGCGATAGCTTCGGCATCTTCTTCATTAAGTTGTTCCTTAATGTCAATCTGCCAAATCCGTCCATTTGTAAATTCTAAATGTACATGCTCTAGATAAGCCACAGGCATAGTATTCATATATAAATCTTCAAATACCTCTGGCCATTCTTTGACCAGATGCTTTGGAGGCTTAAACAAAGGATTAGGCATCTGCTATTTCTTTAGCCTTTGCAGTTTTTTTCTGCGGAGGATCTAATTCATCAGCCTGCTTGCGCAATCTAGCTGCTTCTTTGTACATTCCGTCTGCTTGGCTTCTTAGTCCTTTAGCGATGTCTTTATCAGTAAGGGCTTCGTTGGCGGCTGCTTGGATCGGTTCAGATTCACTAACAGACGGTGCCTTGTCTTCAGCTTTTTTATCCAAAGGTTTTCCGCCGGATACAAATCCACTGAGGTCATCAATAGTACAATTTCTTTGTTCTGCAATCAACACATTAAGTTGATCCAACGGAATCTCAGTTCCAATAGACGGAGTCATGATAACCATGTCTGTAGGTACTTTGATTAACCGTCCATCTGACTGTAATGCTCTTAGCATAGGTCTGCCGTCTGGAAACGGACGAGTGAACAGGATTTCTCCTAATTCAAATGCAGTTTGCGCCTGATCAGTTTCAACCAAGGTCATGATGGAATCATGCTGTGAGTCAGGTAATTGTGCTGCGTGAATAACTAATGCTCTATCAGATTCACCGGGTACAGTTCTAAATGCTACTAGAACCTTGGTGCCTGTATTCTTTAGTTTTCCTATGTGCTTCATGGTTTTCATTTTAAGCCTCCTTTTTAGCCACAGACTCTAAGAATGTGTTTAACTTGTTAAAAGTTTTACCCACTGCTTCTAATTCTGCTGCTTTGAACGCTCCTCTTTGGCTTGCAACTTCGATAATGCTTTTCAAAGCTACAAGATCACTTATGTTGAGATCAGCACTTGGCTGTTGTGGAACAGACTGGGCGGCCTGTTGAGCCTTGGCTTGATCTTCTGCTACTGCTGCTGCTAGTTCTTCCATTAGGTTCTCCTGAAATGTGGGCAAGCTAACATGAAATAAGTTAGCTCGCTATGGGTTTCGAATCCGACAAACGTGTTCAAATTAAGAGTATTATTATCTCCTACTACAGGGAGACGAACAATACTGTATCGTCCATTTAATTTTGAAACGATCCAGTTTTCTAATTTTCCTTGACCGAGATCAAAATCTTGAATTTTTACCTTAGAAAAATGCTTTGGTAAATTATTCAATTTTCTTTTCTTGATCACACTTAACGGATTCAGCTGTATCATGGTGAAATATTTATAGAGTAAGATTTTTTAGTTGGTAGATTCTGATTCTAATTCTAGACGCTTTGCCATGGCCTTCATGTATCCCATTTTTCTCACATCACCGGAAAATAGATACAGTTCGAACGCTGTTTTTTCTTCAGTTACAATGATTTGTTTTTTATTGAAAAAGTATGGAGAACTAATAAATTTATCTAACCAAACCAGGATTTGGGGAGTAATTTTTATATCCTCTGGGAGATCCACTGAATACGTTTTTATTTTAGCATCGTTATTGACAAAGTCAATTCCGGATTGTGTTAGTCTAAGGCCGCCTTGATCTTTAGTTCTTACGTTGAACCACCATTCGACCTTTTTTTCTTTTATTTTGCCTTCACTGTGTTCTAGATTGGATGCTTTTAAAAACACTTTAGTGTAGGTTTCTTTGATGTCCATTGTTAAATCTTTTCACCGCCTGTTAATTTAAACACTGAGAAGTCGTTTGTTTTAAACAGCCGATTTAATTTTTTCGCTAGATTGTGTGCATGGCCGGGATTACTAAAGGATACCTTTTTATATTTTGGTCCAGGGTAGCTGGCCAACAGACTACCGCTTTTTAAATTGAACGGCTTATCCTGATAGAAAACAGCCCAGATGGCTTCGCTATCTAAGATTTGTTCAATCTTATAATTTTCCTTGTTAGTATGTTCGAGTATTACCTTGGGTTTTGGTCTGCTCATTATATACGTGTTCCTAATTAACCACGTATATATTTATACCTTTTAGAAGGTCCCGCCGTCGAACTTAACGTCGATTTGTGTGGAAGATTCCCTAATACTCTTGAGATTTTCGTTGATTTCTTGCACAGTCTTGCCTAATCGAGCTGTTAACAGTGCAAGATCAGCGGTAAGCTCACGTGCTTCTTGTATGCTGATTCTAACTTCTTTTTGTTGACTCTTCTCTGCTACAGAAACTCTTTGCAACAGTCTTTCTATACTAGGCAGTGTTGTTGGAATATTATTTTGAGACATTTGATAACACCTGTTTCATTTCAAATTCTGTTTTGAACGGGCCTTTAAATTCGTATCGTTGAAGAGTAATCAGTTTAGGGCAAAAACTTTTAACCCAACCTTTGTCAAATCGGATAACATAAAATCCTGCACAATACAAACTTTTTGAATCACCACTTTTAGTAAACAACGGAAGACGTCGTTTAATATCAAACATGGAGTTGTGTGGTTCTGTGCTAGAAGGATATCCGTGAACTTCACATGGATCGCTGTTGTCTGCTTCTTTAACAATCTTAACAATAAAGAAATCTTTACCGAACTGCTTGGTTAGATCAGATTTGTTATTGTAAATTTTAATTCCAGTTTCATTACTCAACACAAATCTGTTTTCTTCGTCTTTTCTTAGAGTGGCAAATTTTTCTCCATTCTTTTCAACGATCCAGAATTTGTTATCAATAATGGGCTTGGCGTGTAAATCGGTCATTGTGTATACCTCGCATTAAGTGGTTCTGCATAACTCTGTGCCTGATCAGAGATTTTTTTCAAATCATAAAGATTGCAAAATTTTATCAACCTAATACCAACTTGGGTGATATTTTTATTTGCGCTTACTGCCTCGGCAATGCTAGCGGCAATAATTTCTTTAATGTCGTCTGGCTGATGGCTTAGATCAATCAGTCGACGATTGCGTTCGTAATCTTCTAAAACTCTGTGTTCAACACCTTCGTGGTCACTCCACCTCTGAAGCATGAGATTGTTCCACGCAAAGCCTTTGGATTTACGATCTTCGAACGCTTCAGTAAGACCCACTTTTTTCGATGTGCCTTTAGTACGCACACCTGGATACGCTGAGAAGACATTATCACTGGTATCACCACGCATGCATTTTTCAAAGAGGAGCCATTCTGGGTTAGGTGCTGCTTTTGGCAGTTGTGTTTTTTTGTCAATAATCGGTTTACCTTTGTCATCAAAATGTCCTTCGTGTGTAATTGTACATTCCATTACACCATTGTACTGTTTTACGTTAGGGGCGATCAATTGAACAAAGTCTGTGTCTGTGCTGATGATCACATGATTATCATTTGGATGACTCTGAATCCAACCGGCAATTAAATCGTCAGCTTCTAATTGTGGATGCTGCATCACTGTACAGTTAGTTTTTTCTGCAATAAAGTCTTTGAATGTGTCAAACGCTTCCCAGAATACTTTTTCTTCTTCTTGTTCTTTTTCGTTATGAGCTGCACGAGCATCTGAACGATTACGCTTGTAAGGAGCATAGTAATCTTTGCGCCAGCTACGACCTTCTAAACAGAAAATAACGTGGGTGCCGTCAAACTGCTGCCATGCTTTACGTATGGAATTAAGTGTGATATGAAAGGCCATACCCAGCTTGATATCAGCATCGCCGTTGATCACGTGTCTAGCACGGAAAAATGTGTTTGCAGTATCAACTAAAATATATGTCATTGTTTTTCCAAAATGTTATTGCCTGTCTATCTTTACTTTCTTGTATACCCGGAATCCGGATATCAAAAGCTATGCTATGACGAATACCGGCATCTTCGTATACATCACTATAATGATACACGAAACTGGGGAAGATTGTCAAGATCCCTTTTAAGTTTGGAATAGAAATAACAACATCTCTATCGTACGGACACTTGTAATGAGTAGAAGTTTTTTGATCTTCGAGTATAAAATTGCCACTCAAATACACGTCATTACCGGCTCCGTGATTGTGTTCATGAACTTTCTCACCTTTCCTCAATGCATTGAACCAGCAAACAATTTCAGTGTCTCTTGGCGACAACTCTTCTAACTCGATATATTCGAGATAACTCTTTTGAAAAAATTTCAAGAGGTTTTCAATTGCAGGACATTCGTTTTTAAAATTTAAAAAATTATAGTGAGAAAATCTTCCAGTTACACTATTGGAACTTAATTTAGTAGTGCCGTCGTAGTCATACGATATTTTGGAAATAATTTCTTTTTCTTTGGATAGTAAAAAGTCTTTAATACTCGCAAGACAGATATCGCCTTCAAATTTCTTTACCCCAATAGGAATATTCCATGTGGGTGCAAATTCTGTCAACGGACTAACACTTTCCATCCGTACTATATTCATTTATTATTTTTCTTTATGCTGGCAATATCAAGAACGCCGGTATTTACAGGACCACCAAAATCCCCATCAACTACTATGTTGGCACACAATTCACGGAACCAACGATCGACAATTTCTTCGTCATTGTCGCCATCGAAGCCATAGCCTTCTTGTTTTAATTTGGTTACAAAGTATTCATTCCAGTCAAGCTCAAAAAAACCATTTCTGATATTTTCTTTGTTGACATGAGTATTCAACACACTGACCCACGGTTCTTTTTTACGAGTAGCTCTATCCTTGGGAGTAAGTTTGGATGACTCTTCCTCTTCTTTAGCCATGCTCGAAGCTTTTTCTGCCTCTGCAAGTCTTCTATTGGCTTCTGCCAAGTCTTGTTCGGCTTTAATAATAGACTCTTCTATTTTATCTAAGCCCATCATTTTCTTAAAAAAGTTTTGTATCATTAGGTTCCCCACTCATTTTTAAACAACGGCACTTGTAATCGGTCGCTATACCGTAGACCGTTTTTCATTGCCAGTAATGCAACATTCTTATTATTCAGTGCGTAAACACTTTCTACACCACCAACTGGCATTAGATAAACATGTCCTGTGAACCCTGCCTTACGATATGCGGCAATGGCACATTCGGCATCTGCAAAGTCTTGTTCTGTAGCAATAACAAATTTCAAATATGTTGTTCCAAACCATTCATATTCACAAACTACTTGTGGCAAAATAGCCTCTTCCCACTTTTCTCCTGAACACGGAAGTTTAGCACTTACACTAAAAGTAATTTCACGTTCTGGATGCTCTTTCTTCCAGTTATGTAGATACGAACGAAATTCTTCTGTTAGCTTTTGAGTACCATTAGTCTCAAAAGTAATTTCTTTAAGACCTTGCATCTTAGGATGATCTAGCAAATCCGGATAAGCACGTTGCCAGCCTAGTAAAGGCTCGCCACCTGTAATAACCAAGTGTTCATCCTTCCACTCACCGTGTGGGATAATCTCCATGATACGATCTACGATGGCTTCACTTGTAAGCATAGGGCTTAGATCTTTAAAATCTGGATGCCAACTGGCATAGCTGTCACAACCTGTGCTAACTAACGGTAAGTCTTCATACTTCTGAAAAGACTCAATCATTTTATGTGTTGCCGCAATATCAGTAGCTTCGTGACTAGATTCACCACGAGGCATACCAAATCCTGCACATTTAAAGTTACAGCCAAAGGTACGCAAAAAGACGCTAGGTACACCCATGTACCTGCCTTCACCTTGAATACTGTAAAACAGTTCTGCAATTTTAATTTTACTCATTACTTATTATACCTTTTTTAATAAACGATGTCAAGTCTTCTTTAGTTATTGTAAACGAACCGTCGCCATTGTCAATCCAATGTAAATGATCTCCAATCTTCATTCCGGACTCTTTGAGAATTTCTTCTGTAAGTTGGATATAGTGATCTCCAGTTGCAGTATCTTCTTCAACACTTAGTATCCAATTTTTAGGCTTGTTCAACTGTTACTCCTGATTTTTCCAGAAACGTGATACCACTAGTATCCCGATAAGCGTTCCTATATAGAACACTGCTAATACCGCTTTGGTAGATAAGTTTGGAACAGTCCAAACATGGAGCATGGGTAATAAACATAGTAGCACCCAAACCAGATTCGTTAGATTTAGCCAACTTGGCAATGGCATTGGTTTCTGCATGTAATACCTCCGGTTTGGTTACTAAGTTTACACGGCCCACTGGCTGATGTAGTTCATCTTCACAGTTATTGTCCCATCCTGTAGGCATACCGTTGTAGCCAATTGAAATGATACGATCATCTTTGACTACAATGGCTCCAACATGCAATCTACGTGCATGACTAAGTTCTGAGAATATCTCGGCGGTCTTCATGTACGCCTGGATCATTTTTTCTTTCATCTTGTTCTTTCTTCCAATTTTCATAGAACAACTTGGCACATTCTTTTTTAACTTCGACAGGGACGTCCGGATGCCAGTGTGCATCTCTACAGTCGTACACTTTTGTTCGATTTTTTGAAAAGTCAGTAAAAATTAAAATACTAACAGCTAAAATCAAAGTTATGAAGATTACTGTGGTATTCTTCAAAGCTCTTCGCTTATCATTATTCTGCATAAAAAAGCTTCTTTTTCGTTTTTAAAAAAAAACTTCATTTCATTGACACTAACTTCGGTGGTATACTTTCCGCCAGGCAGACCAAAATGTTCAATTATTTTTGCACATGTTTCATTCCACCAAACATCACTTTGACTTTTCCACGGAACTGAAATTTCTGTCATTTGCGATAATTTCCTTTTTCTGGAATAACATGCCTTACACCGCCTGTGGGATCTTGCATGTCTCCCTTGCGTCTAGGAATTAGATGCACATGTGGCCAGTCAACAGTTTGACCAGCAGCGGATCCGTAATTAAATCCAACGTTAAATCCATCCCACACACCCTGCTCTACTTGCGATTTGCCATAACGAACAGCATCTTCAAATGCATCCATTAGCACAGCGACCGTATTGTATTTAGGCACATACAATACATGTCCTTCGGTGACTGGATATTTGTCGGCAAATACTTTAACGTGATAATCTTCGGTGACTAAATTATCCCAAGGGGCTGAAGTTGAATCTTCAATTGATGGTGGCTGGGTGTGAATAACTGTTTGATTCATCGTTGATACTCTCCGCGTTCTTTAGGAAGGTCATCTTCGCGAACTACAAATTCACGTCCGCCTAGACTGCCTGCAAATGCTTTAGTACGTTCCATATAAACCAATCGTAGTTTAAGAGTTTGAAATGCAACATCTAAAAATACTTTAGGCTTATATCCTAATATGTGCATATCAAAATCTTTACCTGCGTCTGTACAGCGAACCTTGATTTTAGAATCAATCATTTAGTCCACCAATCTTCCCAAGGAAAATCGACCCAAACATTGTTTTCTGCTTTGTTGATTTCCATGCCAACATAATCCATTTTAACATTACATTTACTAGCAAGATTATCTACTACTGCTGCAAATCTAACATTGTTGTTCCATACTTCTTTCCAAACAGGATCGTCAGGAATACATGAGCTGCGCCAATCTTCCATAATCCAGTTGATAGTAGCACCGCTGTCATTGATGTCGTCAACTATTAAAATTTCTTTGGCACGACCTTCACTAAGTAGTTCCATAGGATTTCCTTCAAAGAAATCCACTTCTCTTGAAGTGTAACCGTAAGCATCTTCAGCCATCCAGCAATTAGTTTCGGGTTCGCCACCGTCTCTAAGACTTACTTTTAATGTTTCGCAAGGAACTCCAAAATAATGACTAATCATTACTGCAGGAGTAAGTCCGCCTCTAGTAAGGCCAACAACATATTCTGGTCGCCATCCGCTAAGAGTGATGTCTCTACAAATTTTACCAACAAGACCAGTAAACTGATCGTTATTGATTATGAGCTTGTTCATGCCTATCCTTTAAATACTGTTCGTGTTGAATCCAACGATTGTTAACTAAAAATCCCCATTCACGTCTTTGCGGCCCTGGCATAAACAACGTCCAAGGAGTGACACCCTCTTTTAGTTCAATACGATGATAGCTGTTAGGACTACAAATGCGGAAATGGCCGAATCCACGCCACTTACGCACTTCACAGCTTTTTGTGCCATCAGTATTAAATTGCGGAATCCATTCGTAATAACCACCTCGTAAAATTAGTGTGGCATACGGCCATGGATGATCATGAACATCATCGGGATCGCCTTTTAAAAATTTATGTAAAAATATATTAAAAGGAAAACGTTCTCTTTCTTTTAAAAAGAGATAATACCGTTCGAGATACGGTTCGTTATTAACACGATCAAAAATGATGCGTTTACGACCTAATTTTTCTAATAGTTTAAGAAACATCAAAAATCTCTTCTTCTAAGTAGCGTTTTAGTTCTTTATCTGTAGGCTCTACAGAATAATTATTCTTAAAGAAAATTTCATAGCTGTCGCTACCATATTTTCCTATACCATATAACATTGTAGCATCATTGCCGTCCCAAGTCAAATAGTCCTGACTCATTCTAATCAAACGGTTGTAACGAACGTTTACCATACCCAATGGCTGGATTATGCTTTTGACAAATTCTTCTTCTGCGTGTAACAAAGACAGTGCTGTAGGAAACCAATATAGGAATTCTGGCAGTGTAGTCTTTACCGCTTTACGCCCGGTTTGATTCAACATGATCACCCCAACAAAATGCTGCCAAGCATCGTCTACTTGTTGTTGAACCATTAGGTCATCACGCAGAGGCTTAATCATTCTACACTTTCACTGAACCAATCATCAACTTGACGTTCTGCTTCTTCTTGTGTCATTGCGTGAACAAAGATTTTGGCAGGCTGTCCTTGTGTATGATGTATATCAAATTTAACAACGCCTGCAGGAATAAGTGCCCAATCTCTTTCAACTACAAACTCTTGTAGATTTTTCGCACGATAAATCAAATTATCTGTAATATCTTTTGCAGTATTCATTTTGACCTCTGACTAGTACATGAATCATTCCAAAGTTCTTGGGCTTGCACTTTATATTTTTCTAGTTCCCATTCGGCTAGTTTTTCTTGAAATACTGATTCAGATAAACCATGCCACCCGATACATTTTCCTGTCGGACTACGACCGCAGCCACATTTACCAATGTCGCTGTCATTTTCTTGAACTCTAACCTGCATAATTATTCCTTGAAATATTGTTGCATCACTTCTAGTTTGTCCATGTATTCAGCAATCTGTGCAACTTCTTTTTCAATAGCCTCCATTAGATCGGTATGATCGTGAATAGCCATCGGATTGTTTAACATGATGTCCACATTCATTTTATGTTTGAGAATGTGTGCTTCAAAGTGTTGTGTTAGTACGCTAATAATTTGTTGTCTCATAATATTCCTTATCGTGGTGAAAACTCTTGTTGCATTTTAATATTATCAAAGAATTCCTTCTTTGTTCCTGCATCGTCTTTAAACGCTCCTTTGAGTACAGTTGTTTGTGTCAACGATGAATGTGCCATAATGCCTCGGTTCTCGCAACAGCCGTGAACCGCTTGAATATACACTCCTAGGTCTTTGGCACCTGTGGCCTTTTGTATTTCCCTAGCAATGTCATTGCAAAGTTCCTCCTGGAGAGTTCCACGCCTTGCACACCACTGAGCGATGCGGGTGTATTTCGAAAGGCCAATAAGACGTTCGGCAGCAATAAGACCAATATAAGCAACGCCAACCACAGGTTGGTGATGATGGCTACACATACTGCGAAGCTCACTGCGAACAACCAACATACCTTCGTAACGGTCCGCCGAGTCATTTGGAAAACTGGTTGCGTCTGGTGCTTGTTCATATCTACCTGCCATAATTTCGTTAAAGTACATTTTAGCCAAGCGTCTCGCTGTGCCTTGGCTATTGGGATCGTTCTCACGATCAATCAGCAGTGTATCTAGCACTCTTTCAAATGCTTCAGTTGCCTCGTCGATTAATCGCTCTTTGTCACCTTCGTGCAGATAGTCACTGATGTTATCTCCAGCCCAAAAGCGTTTTCCTTCGCGTCGCATCTTAAAGCGAATATGATCGCCTAGATATGCTTCTTTATAATCTTTGTCGTCATCGCCTTGTTGTTCTGCACCGGCAAGGGCATTTTTTAAATCTTCTGTTGTAAATGTTGTCAATTATTTCTCCGAGTTATTAATGTCGTGGATGACATGTATTTTATTTTAATTGGTCTAGTAAATTACTGCAACTAAAAAAATGTTCTTTTAGCGAATCTACCTGTTTATTTAGGTTTGGCAAAAACTTTTCATAATTTTCCATGTACTGAATTATTTTATGACATATCTCTTTTCGATGTATCACATACGAGTTGTAAGATTCAGTCCATTCACTGGGATACTTAAATGTATCAAATGCCATCTCTGAATAGCTAAGTCTATCTGGAACCATAGGAATAGCATCTACAATAGCACCTTCGTACCAACTGATGCCCAGCGTTTCTTGTAGATTAGCACTGAACACTAATTTAGCTTCGCCTAACAAGTTGTGATATTCGTTTTTTGTTAGTTGTTGATCTTGACAAACAACAAATTCATATTGCGGCAAGTGTTCTTTTAGATCACGGAAGATTTCAACCTGCTTCTCTGGAGCGATACGATGCGGGAATAAGATAAGATCACGCTTGGGCATGTTCTTATACATGAGCAGAGTATCAGTCATATACTCCATAGGCCATCCGGTTCTTTTAACTTTCCCATATAGTTCTCTAATAGAAATATCACCCGGTAACGGAACACCTAGGAG